TACGCCAAGATTATTAGCCATTTTAATTATACCTCCGAGGTATTAAATATTTGAAAGAGAGCGTTCTGCAAGTCCTCTTAGAAATGCCATTTGATCATCTTGGCTAGCGTTTTCACTAAGCGCTCTTTGCCTTATCCGTTCACTCGCATCGACCTCTTTTTGAGTTCTAGTCTTTGCTTTTCGAACGGGGGCTTTCTTAACGCTTGTAGTTTTACGCTTAGCCGCGCCTTTGCTTACACCTTGTTTTAGTCGTCTATAATCATCAACAAATTTAATAATTACAGGATCAACTACTACATCAAGAACTTCAGGAGAAATACCTTCTTCGATAGCAAACTCACGAATAGCCATAGCTGTTTCTTCGTTAAAGTCTGGAATCATTTCAGGAATTACTTCATTAAAGTGTTCCAATTGTTTTTGAAACTCTTTTGTTTCTGCTTCTTGTTCTTGCTTTTGAATGTTCTCAACAAGCCCTTCACGACGCTGTCGTGCCGCCCAATAATTCTTTTGAGCTTGTTCGCGCTTATCTTTAAGTTCATTCACTTCATAGGTGTCGCCTTCGTCACGAGCTTTTTCAATAGCCGCTTCGATTTTATGATATTCATTGGCATGCTGTTGTTCTGCGTCATACAGTACAGCAGCAGAAGCTTGAGCCATGTTGTTTATCTCACCAACCTTTTGCTCATATTCTTCTTCCATTTGTTTCCTTGCATCACCAAGTTCACGACCCTTGCTAGAAAGATGTTGTTCAGTAGAGTAACCTTTAATAAGGTCACTAAAGGAAACTGCAACTTCCTCGCCATCTATTTTAACGAGTACTTGTGCATCCAAGTCTAAATCATCAGGAGTGTACACTTCGGCTTCTTGGGTAGACTCATCATCCTCATCCGTTGTTTCTTCTTCTTCGATTTCTACTTCTTCTTCTTCATCAACGTTATCGGCTTCCTCTGATAGTTCTGGGTCTTCATCATCAGATTCTTCCGCGTCTAACTGTGGTACTTGCTCTTCGGGTAGAGTATCTACGAAATCGGAGTTCCGTATAATGTCAGCCAGCAAAGCCTCTTCAGTTTGACTTGTGTCCATAGGCACAGAATCATCCATAGGGGTAGAGTCTGTATTTGCTTCAGGATTATTCATTGTTAATTACCTCCCTTTTTTACAGGGGCTGCTTTAGGTTTATTTTTAGCAATTTTTTCAGCATACCTATCTCTAAGCATTTGCATATGATATAGTGCATCTGAGTTTAATTTTGCTTTACCTCCACTACGCATTGAGTCGTATTCAAGTGTTTCAATCATAATGTCGTAGTTTTTAACAAGCTGAACGTAATCAATTATTCGTTTTGCCATCGTTGTCCTCCATCAGGTGTGGGATATTTTTCCCGTACATCTCAAAGTTTGTCATTTTCTCTTTGACACTGCCTAGTGCCATCGCAGAAGAGTAGAGAAACTCTCGTGTCTTAGTTTCGTGGGGATCTGTTTTAAGCCACTCAATAAAGTAGTCTACTAGAACCTCACCATATACTTCATCAAAAAATTCATCTCGTTCTTTAGCAGCGAAATGGCCCTTTACATGAGCCATTCGCGCTAGTTCTTCAGGATGTACTTTATGATTACCGTATGATTTTTTATTACCCAGCCTCTTCTCGGCTGACTCACGGTATTTTTCCATTTACATCATTCCTTCTTGTTCCACGGGTTGTTCCTGTGGCATAGGTTGTTGTGGTTGAATTAATTGTCTAGCCATCATAATAATCTGATCAAAGCCAGGATGTTCAGGTAATTCAGCGCCTTCCTTAACAGCATTAATAGTAAGGTTAGCCCACTCTTGGAAATGTTTATCAATAGCAACTGCTAGCTGTTTAGAGTTATCATCCATTGTATTTTTACTTTGAGCGTTAGTAAACATAACGTTTGCTTCTGCAAGTGCAGTATCTGCTTCGCGTCTACGTTGCTCAATCTGTTGTTGAGATTGTGCAGCTTCAGATTGCTGTTGTATAGCTTGAGCTGCTTTTTCTCTAAACTCATTTGTAGTATAATCTTCAAGAAAATCATTACTATCAATATTCATAGCTTCAATAAGCTTAGTTGCTAATACTGCAGGTGCCTCTGGCCTAACTGCCATTCCAGCGCCTTGCTGATTAAGTGCAGGAAGTATTTCTGATCCAATCTTAGTAAGCTTATTAATTACTGTGCTATTGCTATTTTCACCAATATCCAAGAATATTTCTACATCCATAGTTGAAGGTAATTCAGCCATATTAATAGAGCCATAAACTCCATCCATATTATAAGACTGTTTACCTTTCATATTAAGATACATAGTTCTGTATACACCGTGTATCAACCGCTTAAATCCAGTTTCCGCAAATCTACGCGCGATATGCTGGATTCGTTTTTGTGCTGCTGATTGTACAGCGCTAAGTTTTTGCTCAGAGTTACCTGATACATATAGTGTATCATTTAACCCTTGCGCGGCCTTAGACATGCCTGTAGCTTGCTCTTTAATAAGTTGTAAATGTTCGAGCAAAGGTACAGTACCTGTAGAAATAGACTCTGGTGGTAGCTGTGCTACAGCACCTTGTGGATTACCATTAGTAGGAATAATTTGTTTTGGCTTCATGTTTTGAAGCGCACTAAAATCAACTACGTTAGGGTCAGCCAACTTAGGACTATAATTTGTAAGATAAGTATTTTCTACAAATCCACGAAGAATAGCTGTACTTGCCAATGTGCTTGATCTTGTAAAGTCAGCCATTGACAATCCATAAAATTCATGTGGAATGTCGATAGGTACAATAGAAGCCAGAGGTACAAACTCTGCATCTTCTTCGTATAGTATGTGATTATCTACTGTAATAAAATGTTTTAGTTCTGCAATACCGTCACCGTCACGGTCTACTCTAATCCAAGACTCAGTAAGAGTTACTTCTTGATTAGCTTCAGTGTATGCTTCACCTTTTGCTTCATAGCCTTGCCAATAAGCTTGGCCTGTGATATCCTTTCTTGCAGCCACATCTTCGCTGTATTTACCGCTTCCGACCCAATTGTGGCCGCCTCCGAGACGATTCCACTCATCTTCTGTGAGAGTGTCGCCCCATTCTGGGTAATATCTGCGAACATCTGAACGAGACATTTCTGACTGGATACCAACAAAGACAGCATCGTCAATATCTTTTGCTTCATTTGAAATCCTAAATGCTTCTGGCGGTATGACTTCTAGCTTAACTCTGCTTTTGTCAATGCGCTTCCGAAGTCTTACGTCTGTGTATGAAATTATTTCTGAAGTTGGGTTGAGCGTAAGCTCGCCGACGATTTCTAAATTTTCATCTGCAAGGATCTCGTCAAGTTTAGCTTCATCAATTTCTTCGTATTCTTCCATTACATAGTCAAAGTCTTCAATGTAGTCCCAACGTATAACTGCGTTTTTCCACAACAAAGACGACTTCATCCATGTCTGTAATATTTCCCAACCTTTATTCTTTTTAAAGATGCAGTAGTTAACTAGGTTGCTTGCATCTTTAGCAGCTTTAAATGCTCCAGGAGTATCATCGTACGGAACAAATCGTGCGATCTTGTTGTTGTTTAAGAACAAGTCAGAGAGAACTGCTGTATAAGCTTCAACTACTTCTGTAGTGCTAGTGTCAACAATAGTACTAACACCTTGTGGTGTCAAGTGTTCTTGTGCTACACCTGCATATTCGTAGGTTGCTTTAAGTCTTTCTCTTGTCAAGTCACTGCTATTAAGCCAGTCACCTGCTGCGTTCTGAATGCCTTGCTCAATAAGATTAATTAACTGCTCATCACTGACAGCTTCTTTATATCTATTGCCAGCCATCAGTATTTACCGCCTGTTCCGCTATAGAATGCTTTACTGCCTTCCATAGTCTTTTGGTTATAACCTTTACTTCCTGGCTGAGACAAAGGAACTTTACGTTCTTTAGTTTGCTTAGCTGGTTGTACAGGCTTAACTTGTTGATAACGTCCTGTTTTCATTTTCCGCTCCTGGGATTATTTGTTACCATTTTACTTTTGCTGCCCAATAAGCTGCACTCATTGGACCTTTATTAATATTCTTTTGATGTCTAGCTCTCCAAGCTTTATTTCGCTTAGAACCTTTAGGACTTCCTTTAGCTCCTTGAGAACCAAATCTAATAAGTTTAGGTCTACCTGTTTTAGGATTTTTAACTGCTACTGCATGAGACTTAGTGGGGTGGTTGGGAGTACGCTTGGGTTTATTATAACCACTAAAGACTTCTCCACCAACTTCAATTCTTGCCATTTAATCCTCCACAAAATCTACGATGATATACTTTTCACCTTCTTGTTTTAATGATACTTTTTCTTTTTTACAACTGTATAAATGTCCTGAACCTACGTTTCTATCGATTTTACGCTTTATGGCAAGACAATCAGATAATGTAAAGTGAGGTGTCCACTCTTTAGCTTCGCCGCCAAGAGTTAAAAATAAAACAAAAAGGGTTTCTACCATCAGTGATCTCCGTTACGCAACTTTTCTATGTGTGATTCTAGAGTTGTTATTCGTTTCTCATAGAATTCTAAAGTTAGCTTTTGTTGCTGATCGTATGGCGCTCTTCCTTCTTCTATTTCTGTTGCCAACTTTTCTAGCTCACCTGCAATATGTTCTATAAGCATATACTGCTCACTGTCTGCAGGAAGCGAACCCATTTCTCCACGAGGCCATTTAATTCTAAACTCGGTGTTTTGACCTAAGTCGGCTTTCATCATAGTTATGTTTGTTTCTATTTGATTAAGCCTTTCTATTATACCGAAGTAAGCCCAAGTAGCAACACTAGCTGCAGCAACCATACTTATGATATTCCTTAAAGGCAATGCTACTTCTGTGTTGTCACTTAATTTAGGCATTACTTATCCCCTTTATGTTCATGTCCCATCCATATTCCGAATACACCTGTCATAACACCCATAACTACTGAAACGAAAGCAGACTGTGAGGCTGTGGGTTCTGATAAACCCATAAACCATTCTGCACAACGCCAAGACATAACTGTACTGGCCAGCATCATTACTCGTGGAAGTATTTTCCACTTAAGAAATTGTTCTACTGTCACTGGCATTATTCTGTCTCTTCATTTTCTTTTATAACAAAGTATTTATCTAGCATATCGATTTGATCTTGATACTTAGCCATTTCTGATAGTTCAATCTCAATTGCTTCTACAATATCGCTATGCTCACCGATTCCTGCAGGGTTATTTAAATATACTAATACATTTGCTCT